ACGTCCTTGTGGGACAAATCCTGCTTGTTGAGCAGCGGATAGATCGTGCTGTCCAGCGTCCCCCACCATTGGCGCAGGTTGTCCATCTTGCCGCGGTCGATCACCTGCTGGCCCTGCGCGCGGGCCTGCGCCTGCGCCGCGACCTGGGGAGCGAGGACGCCCGCCTTGGACGCGAGCGACCCGAGCTTTCCCGCATCCACCGTTCCGTCCGGATTGGTGGCCTGCTGATAGATGTCCCCGAGCGAGCTTTCGCCCTGATACTGCAAGGCTCCACGGGCCGTATTGATCAATGAGCCGATATCGATCGGCTTGGCACCCTGGGAGTTGCTGTAGATGCTCGGATCGATGGGCATCGGTTATCCTCCCCACGGACCGCTTGTGTAAGGCACGCCCGCAGGCGCTGCATTGGAGCCGCCGTACATTCCCCAGCCCGTAAAGCCGGGCTCACCCGGCCCAGGCACGCGCGTAGCCCCAATGGGAACGCCCAAATTCGCCCCCGCATTCGGGTCCGTAGCACCGAACAGTTTGCCGCCTGTCAACTGATTGAGCATCACGGAGTTGGCATAGTTACTGGTCGCCCCGCCAATGGCATTGCCGGTCGCGATGGCGGCAGCACCTTGGGCATTGCCCGCCCCGGTGATGTTGTTGCCGATATTGCCGCCGACGGTGGTGGCGTTGTTCATCATCTGCCCAGCAAGCCCGACCGACTGGTTGCCGATGGCAATTCCGGTCGAGGCACCCTGGTTGCCGATGTTGGCTCCGGTCGCGATCTTCTGTCCGGCGATATTGGTTGCGCTGGTCTGCCCGACGCCGACCTGCGCCATCAGCTTGCCGACCACATCGCTCCAGGTATTCTGCGCAAGACCGCTCGCGAACGTGCCGCCCTCGCGCATGGCGTTTCCCGAAAGCCCGCGCGTGGTCGCCTGATTGGTGATCGCCTTCTCGCCCTGGCTCAACGCGAACTGATAGCCCGGGGTTTGCTCCAGAGCGGCGGTCTGGTCCGGTCCCGGCGTGATCAGCTTTGATAGCGGGGACATTCCGGACGCGCCCCAGTCGGCATAGGGCTGCTGCACCCGGGTGGCATCGTCCAACATGCCGAGCTGGGTATCCTTCCCGGCATTGAACATATCGGTCTCGGTCGTCTTGCCTTGATTGAAGAGGTCCCTGCCCTGCGCCTGGGCCTGCTGGAACATCTGCATTTGCGCGGCGGTTGCCTTGTCGGCGGCTTGCGACTGTGCATCGGCGGCCTTGTTGGCGCCGAAGATCGAGGCGCCGGCCCCGATCACACTCGATCCGATAATTGCCATGCTGACGGGATCGGGCATTTCAAATCCTCAGTGCGACGTGACGGTCGAGGAAACCAACGCACTCCAACGCTCACGCGGCATGGAATAGATATCCGCCTCGATCACGTTGCCGTCCTCGTCGACCCAGCCGTTCGGCACCGTGCAGACGAACTGCGCGCAGATGTTTCGGACAATGGCCCGGCAGGGATAGTTTCCGCGCGGGACACGACAGCGGATTTCCTTGACCTCGTCGTGCGTGAACATCCACTCAAGCGCCGCATAGAGCATCCCGCGCGCCCATTTTCCCCGTCCCTGCGGCAGCACGCGGTAATGCGCCTCATACTGTCCATCATCGATATGATGGAAGATCGCTATCCCGAATTCACCAGCGAGATACACGTTGCGCGGATCGATCATGAACGGCGTTGCGTCGAGCGGCTCTTTCGAACCCGCGCAGATCGACGGATAGATCGACCAGTGATTACTGACCGCATTGACCACGCCGGGATCAAAGATGCGCTCGATCATGATCACCCCAACTGCGTGGAGCGCATCAGCGCGAGGCTATGCACCCAGAAGATTTGCATCTTGCCGCCCGCCAGCACATAGGCCCCGTTTACCGGCACGGCATCGATCGCGATCCCGAGCGACGGATAGATATTCAATGTCGGAATCGCCGTATTCCAGATGGCGATCTGTTGCCCCGGCTGTAGCGCTGGAATGCGCACACCCGTTCCCGCCCCGACGGTATCGACCGAATTCCAGTCGTCGGTGAGCGCAAGCGCCCCGGCCTGATTGGCTCCCGTCGCAACCAGCCCTAACGCAACACTTGGGACGACGCCCGAGCCCTGCCCGGTCCGGTTCCAAATCTGCTGGAGGAAATAGCGCCCGGAATTCGTGAACGCTCCGGTGCTCGGATCGACCATCGGCTCCAGCGGCGACGGAAATAGTTGCTGGAATGCCGTGAGCTTCATGAGTCGTGCAGCTCATAATCCGAGAACACGCCGAGCAGCGAGAATTTCTGCGCCGTGGAGCCTGACAACTCAAAGACCTTGTCCCTGGCCATTCCGAGATTCCACCACGTCGCCGTGGTGTTGTATTCGCCCTGCGAGCCCAGCGACTGCATCACCTTGTTGCCGAAACTTCCGCCGCGATCATCACTCCAGCGCAGCGAGAGCAACGGCGGCTCGATCACCACGCGCGGACCAAACCCCGCATTGAATCCGAGACTCCAAGGGGACGCGGTAAGAGGGATATCCGACGTTCCCGGACCCGTGCCGACCTCGACATCCGCGATCAAGGTATTCCAGGTGATACGCTCGAACTTGTCCGCCAAGGCATGAGGCAGCGAGCGAACCCAGACGATCGGAGGCGATGGCGTCACACCAGGCGGAATGATCTGATCCACGTAGGTATTCGGGTCGATCGCGTAGAGCGTGCCGGTCGCCCAATCGAGTGCAACATTCGTATCATAGGCGAATGCGTAGAAGGCATCGCGCGTCCGATGCAGGATGCCGTTGGTGTCGCAATAGGCCAACTGATGCCATTGCTTCGTGGCCTCGTCATAGGCCCATGTCTTGTCAGCCGTGGGAAAATGCAGCTTGTAGAAAGCATGTCCCTCGTGCTGATGCGTTCCACCTATGGCGTCGTCAACGCGGGGATAGCTCTTGAACTCGGCTTCTATGGCGTGGGTCGAGATGCGCTTCGCGGTGTGGCCTTCGCTGCACATCACCATCCGGTTGCCTTCCGGACTTTGCGACAGCCAGTAGATTTTCACATCCTGCTTTGCGACGGAGTATTTCGCCGCGCATCCGTGCTCGATGATGACACCCGGCGCGGCCTGGAACGGAAAGCCCGCCGTCCCGGCATTGTACCAGATTTCGCCCTTCTGACGCCCGAGTAGCCATACCTCGCGCTCTATCGCAATAATGGCCTGGATATTATCCGGCCATGCGGTCTTGGCTCCGAAGTCCAGTGCATTGAAGGCGACAGCGTTCGAGAGTGTCGAGCCCCAGATCGGGGAATTGATCTGGTTGAACACGAGAAACGAATCCAGGTAGTCGCAACGATCCGCCCCGATGAAATTCGGATCGCCGATCTGCGTCATCACCCGCGTGGCGAGCTTGATGTCATAGCCTTGGGTTGATCCATCCACCAGCAACGCATCGGTGCTGTTGTCGGCCATGTAGACCGGCGTGGTGCCAGGGGACAGCAACGCGCCGATCGGTGCGCCAAAGCTCCAGTCCGGATTGATGTAATAGACGTTCTGATCAACCACGGCATAGAGATCGCCCAGCGTGGTCGTGAACAGCCCGCGAGCGCGGCCCTGGGCCGGAGGCGCCCCGAGATAGCGCAATCCCGGCCGGAGAAGATGGACGGCTTGGACGCCCTCCTTCGTCTCCTCCGGGATTTTCTCGACGTACAGATTAATGCAGCGCTGGAGGGACGCAATCAGGCTTGCGTCCTGATACGCCCCGCCCAGCAGGGAAACCCGCATTGATCAGGCCGCGACGGTGCAGTTCCACGCCCCGTTGGCGGGGCTGATGCAAATGCTGACCTTGTTCGTCGCAGCCGCCGGGAGCACCGTGGTATTGGCCGTCGAGCCCGCGGTGCCGTTGATGGTGTCCTGCGTACCAACAGTCTGCGGCGTGTTCGAGCCGAACAGGTTGATCTGGTTAGCGGTCGTGTTCGTGATGAATACGATGCGCCCCGCAATCGCTGCCGGCAGACACACCGAGCCGGTCGAAACGTTCGACGTAATCTGGTTGAGCGGGTTGCTCAGGTTGAGACACGTTGCCTGAGCGTTCGCGACACCCGAAGTCTGCGCCGCCGAGAAGCCGGCCTGATTGAGCAGGTTGATCGCCTGCGTGATCGTATAGATGTTGGTGTTCTGGTCGCCGAGCGACGGCCCTTGCACCCCAGGCAACACAAGGGTTGCGAAAGCGGACACCGAGAACATCGCGCTGAACGTCAGCACCGCACCAACCAGCATGTCACGTAGCGTCTTCATGGTCTGATTTCCTTTTTCCTGGTATCTAAAATCAGGTTATACGTGCGGAACTACCGCACCTGGTCCGAAAAAATATTATACAGGCCGGGACGGGTGAGGTCCTGCGGCATCGTGAGACGCGGCACCTGTGCATTCGCCATGCGAATGACGTTGAGATTTTCCCGCGCCAAGGCATTGATCTCGGGATCAGCGGGCTTGCGGAACGCCGCGCGGGTGATCCGCGCCAGATTGAAGATGATGGCGGATTCGTATTCCGGCGGTGTCGTGGTCGCCGCGTTGATCGTGGCGAACTGCGCGAGCACTTCCTTGGTCAGGATGTGCAATTCGTAGATCGAAGCTTGAGCAACCGGATAGGCATAGAACCGCCCCAGCGGCATTGCGGAGTCATAGAAATAATACGACGGAAACGACTTGAGGGTCTTCAGCGCGACACGCGCCCAATCCTCATAGGACTTCATTTCCTCCAGCGGATAATCGATCTGGTTCGGCTGCGAGGCGACGATCTGGCGAAAGAATGCATATTCGATCCGATCGGGGCGGGTCATGTTGAAGTCGCCGCCCGTCCCGACCGTGTAGGAATTGGCACCCGTCGAGGTGAGCGTGGTTTCGACGAGATGCCAGATGAGCCAGCGCTTGCGCTGCCACTGCGCAAGCATACGGTTCAGCCGGTTGAACGTCGCCTTGATGACCATGCCCGACGGGGTCTGACCATCCCCGACGATACCGGCAATGGTCAGCGCCTCGTTGCATAGGTCGGAGGCCGTCGTCATCAGGCGGCGACTTTAGCGGCCAGCTCTTTGCGGATGCGCTTGGCACCCCAACGCTTGTCAACCTGGATGCCGCGTTCGGCTGCCTCGGCACGCAGGGCATCGCGCTCGTCATGCGCTTCCGCCATCGGTGACGGGGCATCCTCATCATCCTCGACGATGCGCTCCACCACGGGACGTGACCCGGCCTTGGCGGCTTTTGCTGCGGCAATCGCGTCCTCGCGCGAGAGATACCAGCCACGGGGAAGCGTCGCCTCCTCGGCCTTGCTGTTTACCTCGCGGGTTTCCTGAACGAACTGATCGGGCAGGACACGCACCGCGTTGACCTGCTTCATCGCGCCGTTGTCGCCCTGGATGAACTTGACGATCGGCTCCTCGACATCGCGGATATAGCCGCGATAGACGATCTTGGGATATTCCCGGAATTTGTAGCGCGGGAATTTGACGTTCGGATAGACGATCGGCGGCGGCTTGAGGTCCTCGGCTTCGTCGGCCACCGCAGCAACTGCATTCCCTGCATTCGCGGCAGCGACAATCAGTGCCTCAGGGGACAGCCCGAGCAATTCAGCGACCGACCGAATGCGGTTGGCCTGGTCTTCTCTGTCAGTGGACATGGATAACTCCGGTGATGTTGGGACTGCTAGCGTCAGCGCGCGAGGTCTGACTTTGGCTTTGGTGTAGCCTTGGGCTTCGGAAGATCATCAAACTCATCAACGTCGCGATCCACATAGGGGGCGCGAACGTCGGCCGGCACTTCCGGCTCATCAACTCGATACCCCGCAGCAGCGTGAAGGTTCTCGTGCCAGCCTTCGCCCAGTTCCGATGCCTCTTCATCACTGTTCACGACAACGCTGTGAACCGTAACCATCTCGTCCGGCTTGTCGGGATGCTTGATCGAGATTGCGCCATGCTCGCCATCGGGCTTTTCCAGGCGATACAGCATCTTGGGATATTCGCGCGATGGGGCCGTAACGTGCGGCGCGATCAATTCGGCAACGTGACCGACGTTGAGCGCGTTCGGCTCCATGCCGAGTTCCTTGGTCACGTCGACCGCGATGGCGTGCAAATGCTGCGCGTCAGGCGCGACCTTCGATGCAAAGTCAGGATCAACCTCGGGACGGATCAGGTCCGCGAGTTCTTTGATGGATCGTTCCATGTGTCATTCCTCCAAGTCATTCGGGCGCCGCTACATTGCGGCGCCCGTCGTCAGTGTTTGGATTATTATGGGATGGAATCCGCGACAGCGACGATCCATTCCGGTCGGACATAGAGGAAGCCGTACAAGACATCCAACCGGGTGATGAACTGATCGGTCGTGATGTTGTAGGCCGTGATCATGCGGATCGCGATGCCGTCATAGGCTTCGCGATGGGCCTCATGCACACCACCCGGCAACTCCAGATCGGCGGTCGCCATGGTGATGGCTTCCGGCGCATAGGCGAGGTTCTTGCGGAACGTTGCCGACGCATTCGGAACCAAGAGCATCGCCGCGCCATTGGCGGGCGAAGCCGTCACGGTCTGGTACTGCACCGCGACACCGCCGACCGCCGGGATCATTGCCGGATAGATCGGGATCGAGGTCGCACCCGCAGCGAGCGGAGCCGTAATCGCGAACTGGCGCAGCACGCCGGTTGTCGACTTGGTGATGCGGTTGACCTGGTTACAGCCCGCGAAGGTGACGAAGTCGCCCTGATTGAGCGTCCCGGCAATCGCCGAAACCACAATCGAGGTGCCCGTCTGGCCTGCGCCGTTCACGGTTGCGGCGCCCGTATAGGAGCCGACCGTGTGAGCAATTGCCGTCTGGTCCATGAACCAGTCGAAGCCCAGCGCCTGCTGCATCGTGCCGGTGCGGTACTGCCGCGACAGTTCCGGCTGCGGGTTGAACAGGCCAGCCAGCGCGCCGACAATCTTCGCCTCGGTGTCCGGCGTGTTGACAACCTTGCGATTGCCGAGCGGGGCCGAGTTGCGATTGAGGTTCGCGTTGGCGTTGAGGTAGGTCTGCGCCGTCGGCCCAAGCACGTTGTTGCCGCCGTCGACGTTGGCCACGTAGTTGCACACGCCGCCTTCGGAGCCCGCCATGATGGTCGAGGCGACACCGCCAGCGAGGTTGTTGATCGCCGGGGCGAGGATGCGCTTGGAGAAGTCGTCCAAGGCCATCGTGCGATCGACCGAGGAGAACGACAGGTCGACGCCCTGCTGAGTAGCGAGAACCATCGTGGTCGATTGCTCGGAGGTGTCCTGGACTGACGCGGCCGCACCCGTGCGGACCGTGAAGTCGTTGGGCAACCGGATACGCAGCGCGGTACCGATCTTCGCCCCGGTCTGGGCAAATGAATCGTCGTATTGCATGTCGATGTTCTGGATGAAGGCGTTCGAGTTCTTCCAAAGACGAACCGCCTCCCGCGTGATCATGTTGATCGTGAGGAGAGTGTTGGCCACGGCCGTATTCCTTTGATCTGCGCACTCCTGGGCGCAATGGTTTGGAACCAGCGCGGCATAGGTCCGCGTGGTTGGTGGCCGATCGGAAGAAATGGAGAACCGTTCAGAGACGGCGCATCCGCATCGGGAGCGTCAGGTGCTCGATGGCTGACGGTTCATGCCGAAGCATGGTGCGAGCTGCGCATGGCGTGACGTGCCAAGGGGCGGATGAGTTCGATCATCAAGCCGGTGCCCGAATCCGGAATACGGGCCGTCGCAGCGGCTTGCCCGGCCGCAGGCGGGTTAGAGACGCAGACCCTTGTCCTTGAGGTGCTTTTCGCGCCCCTTCACAAACTCATCCATGGACGCATTGGGATCGTCCCAATGGGTCGAAGCACTGTTGTTGTTGCGACCGCGCAATTCCTCTGGCGGCTCGGGAGCATCCGAAACTTTCTTGGCCGGAGCAGATGCCAGCTTGTTTGACAGTTTGGTGATCTCGACTGCCATCGCGATCGGATCGTCCTCAGCCAGCTTGTAGATGCGGTCGATCTCGGCTGCGCTGTTGCCCAGATGGTTGAGCACCCTGTGCCCCTCCGGGACGCTGAAAATGGCGCGGGCCACATCGGCGCGCAGGCCGTCGAATGGCTTGAAGCCCTCCAGCGCCTTGTCGAATTTGGCCTTACCGAATTCCTTTTCGCCATGGTCGTAGAGCACGTCGCCCTTGCGCTGGATTTCCTGCGCGGTCAGTTGCACCCTGGCCCGCTCTTCGATGGCCCGCTGAACCTCTGGATCGTCGAAGTCAATGACGGTCTTTGCCGCGGTGCGCGGGCGCGCGTCCGGGATTGGCTTTCCCTCGGCGTCGAGCTGTGGTTTTGCCGCCAGCAACGCCTCTGCTGCCTGACGCTCCGCTTCAGCCTTCGTCGCCCTCGCTTCTGCCGCCTCGGCGCGGCGCTCGGCATCGCGGCGCTTGCGGGTGAGCTCGCCCATACGATCCTGGAGCGCCCTGGCGTCGTCCTGCTTGCTCGGCTTGCCGTCGCCTTCTCCGGCTTTGGCTTCCGTTGCCTTCGCGGCTTCTGCGGCGGCGGCCTCGGTTGCAGCATTGGCGGCGGCGTCTGCCGCAGCGGCTTCGGGTGTGCCCCCCTCATTCTCGGGCGAGCGGAGTATCATCGGTCGTCGCATGGCAGGTTTCCCTGGATTTTAGCCCGATGTGCCGCATCGGTACGGTCGGTGATTACTTCGCGCCCTTTCCGGAACGTGGCCCCTGGGTTTTCGATCCTCCCCCGGTCGCGCCCTTGCTCGCTGCCTTTGGTGGGGTTGTTGCAGTGCGTCTGTCGGGAGAGGAACTGTTGCGCGTGGTGGCGCCGGAAGCGTGCTGCGCGACCCGCGCCAGCGTCTGCATTTGCTTGGTCGCGAGGTGCTGAACATCCTTGAGCGCATCAGGATCGCTGGCGATCTCATGATATTTCGACATCGTGCGCAGGTTTTCCTCGGCCCGATAGCGGCGTTCCTCGGCGGTCTGGGTCGGGGAGCGTTGCGCGGATTCCGGGGATTTTATGCCGCCGGTCTTGGCGTCCAACTTGCCCATGCTAATTTCCCTTCTCGCGATCTTCGATAATTGCGTCGAAGATGCGGGCTTTCATCACTTCACTGGTGCCGCTGTGTACGTCGAGCATCGAGATCATTTGCTTCCGAGCTATTTTATAAAAATGGGGCCAACAGATTGACACATAGATGCGCTGGTCGGGCCACATCGCGCGAAACATATCGCTGCGCTTCTTGGCGAATTCCGTCTCGTCCTGGGTCGCGTAAACACCATCGCCGAGCTTCGTGCTTTCATCCCACCATGCGGCTGCGAATTCCTTCGCCAGAGTGCGGATGGTGTGCTCGGTGCGCAGTGGCTTCAGCGTCTTGGCTGCGAGCTTGGCAACCTCGCGCGCCTTGACGATGTCGAGCTCTATCAAACCGCGGGATTGCGTCATTGGGCGAAGGGGTTGTGATCCACTGACTGCAGATGCGGCCACGCCATCGCGGTTGGAACGGATATCGCCGCGCCGCTTGCAAGCAGGTTGTTCAATTTCGATTTGGCGGGGTCGAACGCCGCATTGGTCCGGCGAACGGTCGAAGGATCGAGCGAGACATAGATGGTCTGCGGTCCCGTCTTCTTGCCGCCCTTCGGATCGGCGATCATGTTATCGATGCGGACGCCGGGCTTGCCGAGCTTCAGTGCTTCCTGGATTGCCTTTTCCTCAATCCCGGAATCCCATTGCGCGGCCTTGGCGTCGATCGTGTGGTAGTCCTTGGTCTTGAGTGCGAGCGGAAGCACGTCGCCGCCCTTCCCTGCATACTTCTCGGCGAGCTGGCGCTCTGGCGTCGAGAAGAAGCGCGGGCCGCCGCCGTAGGTCTCACTGTCGGCGATTGCGTTGCCTTCCCACAGGTCCGTGCCGTGATAGGTCAGCGTGTCGTGGCCAGCGTCTATGGCGCGCTGCGGTAGCGCTCCGTTCGCCGCCGGATCAGCGAACTTGCCGCGTATTTTTGACGGATCGAGAACGGCGATTTGCGTCTGGCCGCCCCCGCCGAATATTCCAGCTTGCCCCTCTCCGACGAATGGAGCGTGAGCGCCCGCCATCATCATCGAGGTATCGAACCCCTTCCCGATCGATTCCGGCCCGCCCCAATCGTAATCCCGCTCGCCCTTGAGCACCTGTCCCGGATACGCCACGGTATCGACCATCGAGCGCGCGAGCGGCGCGACAACTTCCTTGCCCAGCACGGGAAGCAAGTTGTTCATGACCCGCGTCGGCAAGCCTTCCTGGCGCCCGCCTGCGGGTTGCGTGGCCTGCCTCATGCGATAGGCGGCACGCTCCCATGGATCATGGTCAACGGGTACCGTATAGGGCTGTGCTGGAGTGCCATCAAACGGATTGTGCTCGACTGGGACCAAGTCCATCAGTGAACGACCATGTGATACTTGCCCGGACGTGCCGGGTCCGGAACGTAGTAATGCCCGTCAGGGGCCTTGCGCGCTCCCGGCAGCGGCGGCTGTTCCTGGTCCTGCTGTGGCCCTGCTGTATCGCCCGCCAAGTCCGGCGCATTCGCCTGCGTTACGCCACTGAGATTGAAGCCCATCATCTGACCGATGGTCTGCTTGATGAGCTGCTGCAACTGTCCGGTCTGGTCGAGGCTCGCCATATCGACGATGGAATTGGTCTCGGCCGTGAGCCGCTTCGACTGTGCCTCGAACACGTCGATGTCGCGCTTCTCTTCCTTGCCTTTGATCTTCAGCCGCAGTTCCGCGATTGTCTGCGTGGAATCCGTGACCATGGCGGTGAGCTTCTGGACTTCGCCTTGCAACTGCGTCTCGGCTGCTGTCGGCCCCTCACCCAGGATATTCGCCGGGATCGTGCGCTTGACCCGCTCGGCAGCTTCATCGGCAAGCGGGAAATCCGCCGTCTTGAAGTAGAGGTCCCCGATCACCGGGATCAACTCGGGACGCGCACTGATGATCTGGGTAAACGCCTCAAATCCCTCCTGGCGCTGGGTCGCGTAGCTCGGCCCCATATCGGCCTCGACCGAATAGCGGCCGATGTTCGGATTGAAGATCGACTTGACGGCCTCCAGCGTGCGGGCGTCGTCCTCGACAGAATGCGCCTCAGGGTGCTGGGGATCGACCGTTATCTGATGCTGCTTGCCGTCCTTGGCAAGGATCATCATCACGCGCTTGGTGTCGAATATCTTGGGTATCAAATCCACCAGGATATTGCCGGTATGGCGGATCGCGATGCCCTGGTTGTCCGTGAAGTGATAGGTTGCGTTATCGCCCTGACGCTGGCGCTCGTTGATCGCCTTGCCCGACTTCGCGTTTTCGTTCTGGCCCATCTGGGCCTGGTACTGCCCGGAGGCGTACATCATTTCATTGCCGGAAACCTCCATGCCCTTCATATAGGCGTTGGACATTTCCGGAGCCGGCGCACGCTGGGGCGGCTCGATCTTGTTGCCGTCGTCATCAATCGCGTTATACGGCAGATACGAATGGTTCACGCGGTTCGCGGTTGACCAGTACGTCTCATATCCCTCGATGGCTTCGATCGCGGCGATCCACGGGGTTTTCCCCTGTAGCGCGATGTGCTCGACCGCAGCGGAGGTCCAATAGTTGTAAATGCGCTGCGGGTCTTTCAGGTTGCGCGTGTGGCCCTTGCGATCCAGCTTTCCGTCGATGACCGTCTCTTCGCCGATCAGGCGCACGATGGGGATGTATTTCCCCTTCCACTTTCCCTGCTCGACGACGTTGCGCCCGACGATCTTGAACCACTCCACATCCTGCGTAATGATGCGGCGCTTGCGGGTTCCCGGCATCGCCAGCAACTGACGCATGGTCTCCGGGTCCTGGATCACTTCCTTGATCTTGGATTCGCGCCAGATGATCTGGTCCGGCTCTCCACCGATCACGGGCTTTTCCAGGGCAATCAGCCGGTCGCGCTTCTCGGTGCGTCTCCAGTACCGCGCAACCCGCACATGATCGCGATCGAGCCAGTTGTCACCGGAGCCCATCGTGTTGATGGACGCGAGGTCCATGTATTGCGGGTGCTCTTTCTCGAACAGGTCGCGCGGCTTGTCGACGAACTCAAACGCATAGCGCCCGTCTGAGCCGTCGCGCTCCTTGATGTCAGGGTCAAGGTAGATCGAGAGCGGATCGGGCACCGCCTTGATCCGGGGAGCCTGATCGAACGTGTCATCGTCGACATATTCACAATCAACGGTCCAGTATCCGATACCGGCCTTGACGGCGAACTCGAATGCAATGTCGTAAGCGACCGAGGCGTTGGACTTGCGCTCGATGTCGCGCACGATGTTTTCGAACACCTGGGCGCTACGAAAGCTCGCGCCCTCGCCGGTGGGCTTGATGTTGATGTTCGGCTTGTTCTGCTTCCCATCATTGATGATCTGCAGATTGTGCTGGCGAACCTTGTTCACGGTCAGCGCCGGCCGCTGATCGATATCCCGGTTCCGGCGCATGTTGTTCGGCCATTGGAAACCGTTATCCGGATCGGCCTCGGCGAACTTCAGATCATCCAGAAACAGGCGGCGGCTATCCTGTTCCCACTTCTCAGCGTGGCCGAACCGATCCTTGGCCTCGTCGTAGATTTCATCCTTGGGCTTCGACGTGCCTTCCGGGCCATGCTGTGGCTTGCGATCCGGACGCTGCAACTCGTCGGTGCGCGAGGTGATCGTTCCGCTATGACGCGGCCCGGACCGCGCGGCCCGGTCGGCTTTCTGCTCGGCCTTGCGTGCCGCTGTATTTGGTGACTTTGCCATCAGCGGTTCATCCAGCCGAGATGGACGCCCTCCGCCGGCACAAAGTCGCCGAACTCAGAGTGAGCCATGCCGGTGCGGTCCGGCTTGTCCTCGGGCTTGTCCTTCTTGTCGACATGCTTGATCGAGACGGCAAAACCCATGAAGGCAGACGCTCCATGGCTGTTGATATCGTGCAGCGGGACACGGTCACGTTCCCCGGATTCCTCGTCGATCTCGAACTTGTACCGGCGAAGACGTTCAAGCCCGACCGCGCATTCGGTCTCGTCAAAATAGCAAAGCGGAAACACCGTCCGCGCATAGTTGATCTGTGCCGTGGTCGAAAGCCTCGGGAGAACCCGAGTGGTGCGGCCCGCATCCTTCACCAGCTTGCGCACCGAGCCGCCATTGGCTGCCAGATGCCCGCTCTTGCCGTCATGCGGAAGGTGATGGACGCCGTAGACGTAGCCCTTTTTATCGAGCTCGGACAGGAACCATGCAACGGTCTTCTGGCTGTCTTCCATGTATCCGATGACATGGTATTCGAAGCCGATCTTTTGCGCCGACCATATCGCCACGAGGTCGGACCATCCGATATCCCAGAACGTATGTACCGGCATGGTCGGGTCATACGGGACGTGCAGGATACGCTTGCGCAGCGTCGCGTCCCGCAGTTCCTTGGCAAAGATCGCGCCCTCGATCGCGTGGCGGCAATAGCCTTCCCAGATATTGAGGTAGCCGTCAGGATCGTCGCGTTTGCTCTGCAGCCGGTCGTCGTTGTTTTCCTTGGTGAACCAGGGGTTATCCCGCCAGCTCATCTGGACCACGAAGGCGTTCTCCGGAGGATTGAGAACGAAGCGCTTGTATGTCTCGTCCGAGGCCAGTTCCGGATTGAACGAGATCCAGATTTCCGAGCCCGGCTTGCGGATGGTCGGGATCAACACGTCCCAGGAATTCTTGGTGACCGACTTCGCCTCCTCGACCCAGACGATATCGATGTCCTCGGTCGAGCGGACGTTATCGACGTTGCGATGGATGCCCGAAAAGGTGAACTCGGTTCCATTGCTTCCAGCGATCTTGTCGTCGAATACCGTATAGAACTGCGCCAGACCGAGCTTGTTGATCTGGGTGACCAGGAGCTTGTGGACACTCTTCTTGATCGAATCCTGCACCTCGCGGGCGCACAGGACATTCAGTTTCTTGCGCATCCCGAGCAGCAGCAGAGCTCTAGCGATGCCCCAGCTTTTCCCGCCGCCGCGCCCGCCGTGGATGATCTTGTATCGCTTCGGCTCGAACAGGATGCCGAGCTTGCGCGGGAACGGTGCAGTCACGTCGAGCATCAGTCCGGCTTTTTATCCGACTCAGGCTTGACCGGCTGGGCATTAGCCATGGCCTGCATCATCGCGGCGGCCTGCAAGGCGCATTGCGGATCGCAGGTTGCTGCATTGCCCACCAGTGACCGCATGACCCCGAACGCCCATGCGTTGGTGACGGTCGGCAGCTTGACGCTGACCTCCTGCGCCATCGCGGGAGTGGCGCCGAGTAGAACCATGGCGACGATCAAACGCTTCATGACATCCTCACTTGAAATCGACACTCACCGCGATGCCCGTGGTCGCGTTGGTGTTGTCGTTGTCGGCGATGGCTCCGGTGATGCACAGGCCGATGCCGTTGACGAAATTCTTCCCGACGATGCTCGGGGCCGAGAACGGGACGTTTTGCACCATGGGATAGGTCGCAACGACCGTGCTGGTGTTGCAGGTCGGGGTTCCGGTCGCCACGTCGTACAGCTTCAGGAACGCCGTCGTAGCGTTGGTGTTGATGCCGGTGACGGAATAGACCGTTCCGCCAGTGGTCTTGATCGCCGTGGCGTTGGTCGACGCCGTGCTGACGACGTGGGTCGGCGTGGCCCCGCCCGTGCTCGATGCCGTGGGACCTGCCGGAAACGGGTTCGCGGTCGTAACGTCCAGGCAGTTATAGGCCCCGCCGATCGCTGCCGTGGTGGCGACCGGGACGCAGACCTTGACCTGCTGCGCCCATGCCCCGGACGCAAACAGGCAAAAGGCCGCCGCTGCGAGCAGGCGGGCGAGCATCAGTTCAGCCCGAGGTGCTGGAGCAGCAGCGGATCGCCCGTCGCCGCATTGACGCCGGTGATCACCAGATTACCATAGCGATCGAGCGCAGCGGACACGCCGGCAATGTTTCCATTGTTGATGATATCGACCACGTTCTGCGGGCTGTGCGAGGTGGGGTCGATCTTCACGCTGCCCTGCCCGAGCGTCAGGGTGCGCGGCCCGGACGCTGGCACCGCAGGCACGACGCGCGGGGCATTGCCTGCCACGCTCGGGACCGTGATTGGCGCCGCCGCGGGAAGCGGGGCAACCGGGAAATGCGAAATGGGGGACTTGCTGGTCACGGTCATCGGATCAATTGCCTCTGGTTAAAGGGGTGCCGGTCGATGCCGATGGGGGACCAACATCGACCGGCACACGCTGAGATGGGAGGAGACTTCTCAGCGGCTCAGAGACCTGCCCAGGCCTTGAACGAGCCGGTTCCGCCGTTGTCAAACAGCGGAAGCACAACACCGACCGCCGCCGTGGTGCCGCCCGAGGTGCATTGCGCCAGGGTCATATTCACGCTCTGCACCAAGGTTCCGGTCACCGCATCGGCCGCAAAGCCGGTGCAGGCCGTCAGGGCGGTTTGCGCCGTGGTGGTCGGGATTGCGAAGCCGTTCGCGAAGGTCAACGTCGGCGCCAGGTACATGGTCACCGGATAGTTGATCGCACACTGCGCAACCGTGTTTGCGGTCGTGAAGGTGCATAGAGCACGCGGGGTCGGACCCGCACCTTCGGCGATCGTGTAGAAGAACGCCTGCGCCTTCGCGAGCTCGTCCGACTTGCTGCGGAACTCGAACGCGGTCGGAGACGGAGCGACTTCAAGCTGTGCGCCGGTAAACGCAAAGCCGTCGGTCGCACCCGCACCCGTCGCGGTCGGAGTGAAGCACAGCGCCACGCCGATCTCGGTCGCCGTGCTGGGGATCGCGACCGACGTGCTGTAACGCGCAAAAGTGGTCGTGGTCGTCACGGTCGTATTGATCGCCGTCGCGATGCCGGTCCACGCCGGTGTGATCGCCGGGGAGGCGGTCGGCGCCGTGGTCAGGAGCTGGTCCGTGCCCGTACCCGTGAACACGACCAGGTTGACCAAGCCACCATTGTCCGCCACGAGACCCGCAAGGGCGGCAATCTGCGCCGAGAACGTGACCGTCTGGCCCGCCAACTGGATCGACTGCGGGGTGGTCACTTCCTGCATCACGCAGATGGGCTGGAGCAACGCGCCGGAGGTGCGGAACACCTTCATCGAGTTGGTGAAGCCGGTCGGGGGCGACGGGGATGCCGTGACAATGGCAGTGCGGCCCGCACCAGCCGCGACGTTTGCCTGGCAGCCCCAGCGGTCCGCCGACATATTGGCAACCGCAATCGCGGCGTTGACCGCACAGGTCACCGTTCCGGTGCCGTTGGTGTTGGTGACGTTGAGCGCGCCATTGTCCAGGAAGTTGCGCGGCGTGCCGAAGTAGTTGCCGAGCAGTGCGGACTGGATGCACACCGTCGCGGGATTCTGGCCGGACGGCAGGTTGGTGTCGGCCGGGATGCATTCCTTGCCGGTGACCACGGACGGGTTGCCGGCCGTGCCGACCGAGGGGAACTGGTTGAACACGCCCGCACTGTGGGCATTGGTGATCAGCGCCGCAGCCATGGCAACGGCAACCAATCCTGAACGGATCAGCTTCATCGTATTCTCCGAGTGTTGGGGATGCCGTTTGGGCGGCGAAAGTGACGGCGGTTTAGCTGCGGCCGTCGCGCTTTACGGGAGTGGCCTTCTTGGCCTTGCGTTTCTTGGGCGGGATGTATTTACCCGCCTTGACCAGCAGCCGGTCGATCTTGGCTGCCGTCGCGCGTGAACTCACTGCGTCAGTAGTCGCTCATCTTGCGGCCACCAACGGTCGGCGCCGCAGAGCCGCGAGCGGTCTGTTGGTTCAGCGTAGCGACAGCGCGGGTCATCGTGCCGTCACGGGTGCCGCGGACTGAATTGTCGGTCGAACCCTCCTGCCCGCCAGGCGCAGCGATCTTGCCCATGCGGTCGCTGTCATCGGACATCGCGGGGGATTTGCGGAACTTGCTCATCGTTGGTCTCCTGTCGGTTGGTGGGGGTGGTGGGGGTGCTGGGCGTCGGTAACGCCAAGCTGGGCTAGACGCTTCAGGGTCGTGACATCGCGCTTATCCGGGTCCGAGAAATACGGGAAGCACGCCAGATCGAGCGGCGGGTCTTCGATATCTTCCGCCTCGGTCTCGTGGATCAATTTCTTCAGGTCCGCTTCGTAGTCCGCCGGATCGCGCTGCAACTCGTCACGCACAAACATATGCTCGCGGCACTCGGCAAACTCATGGGCGGGGTCGTAGGTCATGCCGCGCAACCGGACGAGGACGTTCTCAAACCATTCGTGCAGGATGATCCCCTGAATCCACTGGTCGTAAGTCAGGCCCGTGCGCTTCAGCGTCGGCTTGACCTTGGCCACGTCCCGATCGATGAAGACCCGCTTTGGCCCGCCGAACTCATTGGGCTCGACCGAGCTGCCGCCGAAGTCAGGGACCTGCTTGTCATCGACCAACTCGGGCGGCTGTGACATGGCCCGCGCAATGTCGGGCTCGGCCAGGAACCTGCGAACCTCGTTGACGTGGTGTTCTGCAAGATGACGGCGGGGGCGGCCGGCGGTCATGCGGCGATGCGCAACCGGATTGGCGCATAACCGGAGAAGTCTTCTTCCCTCTCCCTCAGGAACCCATTCGAATTGCAGAACAGCTTAATCGCCTGCCGCGTGATCATATCGATGGTGAGCAACTGATTGCCAGCGTATTCGTCCAGCGTGATGGCGGGCATCACAAACCCGCTCAACGGCATCAGGCTCGATACGCGCACGATGGCTGGAGCCGCAACGACCAGCGAAGTGAGGCCGGTGAGGAAGCCACGGCGGTTCATGCCTCGTTGTCCTCTTCAATCGCAGGCGGGTCAACCAGCACGATTGAGATGCGACCCTCGATGGGGTTGTCCTTGTCGCCCTGATGCTTGATCTGCTGTGGCACCTTGCCGTCCATGCGATCCATAATCGAGTTGATCGCCGCCACATTCCCGCCGAGGGCTTCACCAATCAGGCGTCGGGCAACCAGCCGGAGCTTCTTGTGCTCCTTGCCGTCCTCGGCCTTGACCGTGTCGTTGAGTTCGAGCGCGAGCGCATCGCGCATCAGCTTGTCGGGCTTGGGGCTGCCCGGTGTCTTCCGAGCGGGCATTATCTGTTCCTAACTCTTTGACCGGACTTAGGTAACCACCACGGACCAGTCATCGCCCATCAGATCCTCCTGCTGGGGAGACCACGGGATGATGTAGCTATGGGCCTTGAGGGCGATGAAGGGGTGCAACAGGCCGCCCGTGGATATTCCGTTGAGTGGGTGGGCGTCGTCGATCTTTACCGACATGGCGCGTTCCAGATACAGCAGAAGCTCGCCATGCCATGCCGTGCGGGTGACCAGCTTTCCGGACCGTACCGCGTCCAGGGCTTCGGATATGGTCACGGCTTGCGCTTCATGGCTAGGGACGGAACGATGGTCAGCGCCTGCTGCCATGCGAGATTGTACATCGGCGTTCCGTCTGGATTGTATGCGCCTTCGATGCGCTCGACGTGCATCAGGACCAGTTTGACCTTGAGCACGGAACCGTCATCAAAGCGGTAGATTGCCATCGGCTCCTGTTCAGCCGCAAAACTCACTTCCTGGTGCGGATAGTCCGATACGGCACCCGCATCGATCGGCATGGTGTGCTGGGCGGTGCGGCCGGGAAGGATGGTTTCCAGTTTATCGTGGATATGCGCCGCGCCGTGGACTGGGCAAGCGATGTAATCGGTTTGCTCACAAGTGCAGCG